CACCCGAACCCAAATCAATAATGGTATGATTGCCACCACCCAATGCGTTCGATACTTTTTCGTGTGCTTTATCGGAAAGCCTACTACCGGGTTCCATATCAAGTGTCCGTTCGGCAATGTCCTTAAGTTCAGGGGTAACGGCTTCTAAAATCTTTGTCATTGTGGCTTTCCTTAAATGTGATATAATCAACTGTTATTTACTTTGAAAAGGAATATTATGGAAAAGCAAACCATTCGATTCAAGCGCATCCAATGCGAAGGCGTAAGGCTACCTACATACGGCACATCACAAGCAGACTGTTTCGATTTCTATCTACCGAACGAAACAACAATCAATGCCGAATCATCGGTAGTCATCAAGACCGGCTTGGTTGCACTTATCCCAAATGGGTATGCAATGCACATCTATCCACGTTCCGGCTTGTCGATCAAGCAAGGCATTGTCCTGAAAAATCTTACAGGGATTATTGATTCAGATTACACAGACGAGTTATTGATTGCACTACGGAACACCACAAAACAAGTCGTCATCCTGAAAGCAGGTGATCGTATTGCACAGGGCCGATTGGTGGAATCCGTCCAGCACGACATTGTAGAGACTTTCGCTGATGTAGAAAAGATCGGTAACCGTGTCGGCGGTCTAGGCAGCACAGGGGCGTAATCAATGAAATGCATACATTGTGAATCAACAAAATTACGCAACAAAGGCTATGCAACTGTTGCTAGCCAAGATGTAAGGCGCTATCAGTGCATGGACTGTGGCCGGTACAACAATTTCAAATTAGATGATATCGTTGTAGAAAAACAACAACCAGAACCACAAGAACCACCGGCACCAAAAGTCAAACAAATCGAACCGGAAATAACTGAACTAGGTGATTATGCCGGTATTGTTGTCACCTCGGTTCTGAATGATACGACAATTTTCAAAGAATTTTTTGAAAACTTGAAAGCCTATTGCAATCATCACAATTACAAATTGATGGTTATCCGCAATAAGTACATGAACCCATCCATCATGAATAATCAAGATGGTGTTTCGTGGCCTAGTGACTGCATCCCGTATTTTCTTGATACAACATTCCGGTATAAGGACAAATTCAAAATTATCGGGGATTGTAACATCATTGCAACGGCAAGTCACCCGCTAACCGGCATTGATGGGTTGTCCGAAGGCATCACAACCATTGTTGGGCACCCGGTGCTACAAATGCAAACCATGCCTGTCAATAAGCACAAAGACCATGTGATTTTGCACAGCACCGGCAGTGTATCGGTAAAGACCGGCTACAGCGCCACCAAAACAGGCTACAGGGCTAGTTTCCATCATTGCTATGGTGCATTGGTGGTGCAGCTAGATAAGGATAATGGCAAGTTCCATTTGCGACAATTGTTGGCTGACAAGACTGGGGCATTCCATGACCTAGATCAGAAGTGGGAAAATTGCAACTACACAAAATCATCAGTAGATGCTATCTATCTGGGTGATGAGCATGTCATATTCCGTGATGAAAAAGTTTCTACCGCAACATTCGGTGAAAATGGTATTGTCCAGACATTGCGCCCCACCTACATTATCCGGGGTGATGCACTAGATTGCCACAGCATCAGCCACCACCACACCAATGATTTCTTTGCGAAATACAAAAAGACCAATGTAACCAATTTGGCTAACATCGAATCCGAACTAAAAGAAACTGTTAGCTATATCAATAAAACAACCCCGGATTTTGCTACATCATTATTAGTAAATGGGAACCACGAAAGCCACCTAGACAAATGGCTTAATGTGGCTGACCCAAAGCAAGATTTGATCAATGCAAAATTTTACCACCGGCTTATGTGGTTGAAATTGCACTCGATTGAAAGCGGGGATGCACAAAGCGCATTTTCCCTGTATATTGATAGTTTTGGTCTAGGAAAAGAAAATGTAAAAATCTGCCCTGATGGATTTTCATTGCATGGGATTAACCTTAGTATGCATGGTGATATTGGCCCAAATGGTGCTAGGGGTAGCATCAAAAACATAGCAAAGATTGGTGAGCGGTCTGTCGTCGGCCATAGCCATGTTTGCTCTATCCTGATGGGCACATTCCAAGTGGGTACATCATCAAAGTTGCAGCTAGAATACAATCATGGGCCGTCATCATGGATGCATGCACACTGTGTTGTGCACAAGAACGGCAAGCGCCAGATGATTTTCATTATCGATGGTGATTGGCGCAAAGTGTGATATAATACAGGTTCTGAAACTTTGAAAGAAAATCATGGCAGAATTCGAAACAAAAGTGAATTATAGAAAAGAGCGATTGAAAGAATTGACTGATGCACAATTGGTTAGTGCTTTCAATAGTCTGAACCAAAAACATCGATATTATACTGATGAACAAATCAAAATGCGGGCTGATTACCAGATTGAAATCAATACCCGCAACAAACGTTTTCGTTAAATTAACCAACTTGAAAAGGAAATCACTATGAGCAAACAAGACTTTATTCTCCCATCTAATCCGGTTGATCTGAAATCATTGCAAGATGCAATCGAAGAAGCTGCCGGGTCTATGATCCGAACGGATGCCGAAAAAGAATTGCGCAAAGAAATTGCAGCGGCAATCAAGGAAAAGATCGAAATCCCGCCGAAGATTTTCAACAAGATGGTAAAGACTTACCACAAGGCATCATTCCGTGATGACGTACAAGACGCCGAACAATTCCAAGCAATCTACGAAAAAGTAATGGCGGGGAAAGATTTTTCCGTTGGTGACGAATGATCATTATTGATTTTAACGGTGTGCTTATTGCACAAGTCGCAACGGCAACAAAAGAACTTGGTAAGGATGTAACGCTTGATGCGGTCAAGCAATATTTCTACCGGGAACTATTGTCGTTGAAAGGAAAGTTCCGCGAATACGGGGATGTTGTCATTGCATGTGACAGCCCCCATACGTGGCGCAAGCAATTTTTTCCTTACTACAAATTCAAACGTGTAGAATCAAGAAAGGCATTGCCGTTTTCGTGGGAATTAGTCATCGAATCGATTGCATCTATTCAGGCCGATATGCTGGAATATTTTCCGTACAAACTGATCAAAGTTGACAGTGCCGAGGCTGACGACATTATCGCCGTTGTCTGTAAGTACGTCACCGGGTATAAGGATGGATTGATTCTGAATAACGAACCAATCATTATCTGTTCATCCGATAACGACTTTCGACAGTTGCAATCAATCCCGTGTGTAGCACAGTGGTCACCACCGGCAGGAAAGTTTGTGGTAGAATCAGACCCGGACAAATATTTGTTCGAAAAGATTCTTACTGGTGACAATGGCGATGGCGTCGTGAATATTCTATCAGAAGATGCCGACATTGCAAACGGTGTAAGGCAAAAGCCAATCACGGCAATCCGGATTGAAAAGTGGACAAAACATTTTGTAGAAAACAACGGTGAATTGCACCCTGACCTTAGTATCGAAAAGTACACCAGAAATAAAACACTGGTAGATTTGATGAATTGCATTCCTAAATCATTGGAAGAAGAAATCATCAAAGAATTCGAAACTGTAAAGGTAGCACCGAAAATTAAACTACAGACATATTTCATTCGCAACCAGATGAAATCTTTATTTGCCGAATTACAAAATTTTTAACTTGAAAGGAAATCCATAATGACAAGCCCACAAACAATCGACGTAAAATTGAAATCACCCAATATCCGGGTGTACTTTACCGAGGTTCTTGCCGAATGCGGCAAACGCAAAACCCGCAATGAGCGCATTGAGCTATTGCGAACATTCCGTGATAAGAATGCCGAAACGAAAATCACTGTACAAAAGATCATGGAATGGCTGACACATGAAAAGGTTGTGCTGGCGCTACCAGAAGGCACCCCACCATTCAAATCAGAAACCATTGGTGACTATAACCTTAGCCCATTGACCTTGCTGAAAGCACTAGACCGCGCTAGCTATTTTGTTAAAGGGTATAACAACTTTATCCAATCGAATATCAAGCGCGAGCACTTTTTCACACAGACGCTAGAAAGCATGTTCAAGCCGGATGCAGAATTCTATTGCATGCTGAAAGATCGAAAGATCACCGGAATTCATGGCGTCACTGTTCAGTTGCTTATCGATGCATACCAGCCAGAAAAAGCAACCTTGGGAAACGAATAAAATTTGGATGGTCTGCTATAATAGGTGGACTGTTCAAAAACAAGAAATGAAAAAGTAATGCCAACATATACATACCAATGTGGAGCATGCCAGCATGTCTTCGATGATTTCAAAAAGATTGCTGACCGGGGCGCACCAACAACAGAACCATGCCCCGAATGTGGTACAATACAGGTTACCCGACCGCCATCTGTAGCCGGGTTTCAATTCCGTGATGTACAAAAAGCATCTGGTGATTGGACAAATTTGCTACAGAACATTAAACGTAAAAACACGACACTTTCGCACAAATCGACAATCAACGTATGAACGATATCCAAAATCTAGTAGAACAGCAAATGAAAGAATTTCAGGATGCTGTTATCAATCTGTATGAAATGGACTGTGATACATGGTCAGAAGCCATTGTAGACCACTGTGCTAAAATTGGCATGGACGTTGATGATTGTGCAAGTATGGTTTCACCATTCCTTGTTGCCAGATTGCGCGAGGAAGGAATCAAAGCAAAAACAGTGAAAGATGATTTCAAGGTAGCCCTAGACACATTGGAGTAATTATGCGACTTGATGATGATGAATACATTATTTCCGAATCTTCTGAAATAGTTTCCGAAATTGAAATTGATGATATTGTGCAAAAAGTTTCAAAATCATTTGATTATGATTTTAGTGGCGTATCAAAGTTTAGTCCAACAAAATTGGATATAAAATTTGATTATAATATTGGCTTGATTGTTGGGCCAAGCGGGTCTGGTAAATCAACAACGTTGCATGGATTTGGTCAAGAACCAATCATCGAATGGGATTCCAAGAAAGCTATTTGTAGTCATTTTGAATCATTTGATGATGCGTGTAATAAGTTAAATGCGTGTGGGTTGTCTAGCATCCCACAATGGGTAAAGCCATATCATGCATTATCGAATGGCGAACAATTCCGAGCAAATATCGCTAGGTCATTGTATGATGGTTGTGTTATCGATGAATTCACATCTGTTGTGAACCGGGATGTTGCAAAATCAATTAGCACATCAATGTCGAAATATGCAAAGAAAAATAATATAAAGAACATTGTCATAAGTTCTTGCCATTATGATATAATCGAATACTTACAACCAGATTGGGTATACGACACACAAAACAAAAAATTTATTCGGGGGTCACTTTGGCGACCAAAAATTAAAATCGACCTTATTCCATGCAGCACAAAGAATTGGACAAGATTCGCTAAGTTTCATTATATGAATGAAGAAATATCAAAAGGCGCTAATTGTTGGATTGCCATGTGGGGTGATGCAATAGTCGGGTTTACATCAATCATACCATTCCCACATGGTAGTATTAAAAGGGGTTGGCGTGAACATAGAACTGTTGTTATACCAGATTTTCAAGGATTGGGTATCGGTTCCCGAATTGGTGATGCAATTGGTCAATATTTGATAAATGATGGTAAGCAGTTTTATTCAAAAACAGCAAATATAAAATTAATTTCATATAGAAATAATAGTAAATTGTGGAAATTAGTAGCTGATTACGAAACAAATTCTAGGGAACGTTCCAATGAAGCATCTTTTAAAGAAAATGGAAATATGCTGACCGCCGAACATATTATAAAACATGCATCACGTGATGCATGCACCCACAAATTTGTCGGGTCAATCGAACATAGACAAAAGATTGTGTTATAATTATGCGACTTGATGACACACGTTTCATCACGGCACAAGAAGCATACCAAATCCACCAGTCTATCAAGTTCCATATCGAAGGATCATACAGTGTGGTAAAATACGGGCTATATGGAAAGAAATTCTTGAAAAGTTTTGATATGCTCGGTGGTCAACAAGGAACGTTTAGACGACTTGCCGATAATTTCCAAACAGAACTTAGGGCAACAACATACATAGCAGCAAACATAGCAAGAAAGGAAGGTTTCGTAACAGAATTTAAAAAAGACCACTACATTGCGCTAAGGAAATTCAACAGTTCAATTTTTCATGTAAAAAGTCAGTGTGAAGAACTGTTGGGTAAATATAGTGTCAAGGATATATTTTCAGAAAAGATTTTGCACCTAGCAAGTTGCAATGAAATTTCAAAAGAATTATTCGCGGCACTACTTGTCGGAACTGACCTAGACGATATTCTATTAAAATCTTCGCAATCCTATATTTGGAAATTCTTGCGGAAAAGCCAATTGGCATATACGGAATACGTCACAGTCTGTGATGATAAGGATACGTTAATATACACACTGGAAAATTGTTTAACTCGTTCATAAAAGGAAACACAAATGTCTGATCTAGCATCCCTACGTAAAAATCTCGGTTCAACAATGCAACGCATGAAAGAAAAAGCCGAAAGCGAAAAATCAAGCAAACCGGCAGCAGATAGCCGATTCTATAAAATCCCATTCGACAAGGAAAAGGGAACTGGTGGTTGTGTATTGCGCCCACTACCAGCACCATCAGGTGAATCCGACCCATTCGTGCGTGTCTATTCGCATAGCTTCCGTGGGTCTAATGGCAAATACTACATCGAAAACAGCCTGTCAACCATTGGTAAGCGTGATGCCGTAGGATCACTTGGTTATCGTCTGTACAATTCCGGGGTTGAATCCGACAAGATTGTTCAAAAATCGATGAAGCGCCGCGCAAAGTTCTATGCAAACTTTCTTGTGGTCAATGATCCAAGTAACCCAGAAAACAATGGTCGTGTCGTTCTGTTGGAATATGGCCCACAGTTGCATCAGATCATCGAGGCGGCAATGTTCCCACCATCGGATGATATCGATCCAAAAGACCCGATTAACGTATTCGATCCTTGGGAAGGTGCCGATCTAGTCATCCGTGCTTATGGCAAGACTATTCCCGGCAATGATGGTAAAATGATTCTTGTGCCATCATACGAAAAGTCATCATTCAAGGCACCATCCTGTGTTGGCGATGATGAATACATCGACAGTGTTTGGAAAAAGACACACAGTATCCAAGAATTCATCGATCCTAAGAATTTCAAATCAGAAGATGAATTGAAAAAACGCCTGATAGAAGTCCTTGGTCTATCGGTAGGTTCCGGCATTGCCGTTGTCGAAGGTTGGTCAGCCCCGGTCGAGCAACCAAAACAAGAACGTGCGGAGCCGAAAGAACAATTTGCCGACGTTCCCCCGTTTGATGTTGATGAACCAAAGCAATCCAAACAGGTGCAGAAAAAAGCAGTGCCACCCATCACCGAAGACGATGATGACATTAGTTTTCTAAAAGGTCTGATGGACTAAACACAAAGGGGGCTTGTAAGCCCCCTTTTCACGTCATACGGCTTGCTTCTTGTAATTTCAATGCTTGGTATGTGCTATCGTTATTTCGTGTTGTAAGTGCAACCTGTGGTCTTGCTTCTACTTGCCTGACACTAGGTTGATTGGGTTGTGTGCTGTTGTTGACAATCACCGGAGCGCCACCACCTGACATAGACTTTTCATTCACCTGCTTTGTCATCGCAATTCTTTCTTCGGAATCGCTTTTTTTCTTGACCATGTTTCTAGCACCTTCGGATTCAATGTGCCACGGTTCACTGGCAATTGGTCTGGTCAATCCGTTCTTTGCTAGTAGACCAAGTGATGCAGCCTTGTTTGCATCAGCCGTATTGATATCGGATGCCATACCAAGTTCATGCATCGACGTTCCAGGCTTCGCGACTTTCTCCGGATTCTGTGCATAAAGTGCGGCTTGCTGCTCGGTAGACCTGTATGCACTGTTGATCTGAATCTTGTTTCCGGTAGCATTCTTATAATCATTCGCCAAGCCTGTTAGATCGTCTTTTAAGCCACTTTCTAGCCGATTAACATCTACCCCCTTGGAAATCGTTGCTGCGTCTTGTAGGGCTTCTTCGCCCTTTCTCATAGACCTTGGATCGGTTGATGAATCCATCCGGTCTATGTCAAATTTTTCACCAGATTTCTTTACAAGATTTTGGGCTTCATTTGATTTTGTTGTAAGGCGCTCACGGATACCGACAACGAATTCAGCAACGGTATTTTCCCGACCCGATTTTTCCATCAGGTCTTTGTTAGCATTGTATTGAGCACTGCTGACGTGTTCGGAAATCTTTGTATTCGGGTCTGACAAAAATGCCCTAATAACTTTCTTCCCGACTGGCCCACCTAGCAAGTGCATGATGTACGCATCGACCGATTTGTCACCAGTGGATGCATTCCCAAGCCCGCCCATAGATTCTTTCCTTAGCAACCCATACATCAGTGCCGATTTGTATGCATCCGTCCTATCATCATTACCGGATGAATTTGATCTACTGATGCCATGCTCTGATGCAAATTTTCCGTTAGCCTTTATCAGATTATCCCATGTAGACGGCAAGAACTGAAACAGACCAACGGCATTAGATTTCTTTGTCGGTGCAAGCGGATTCATGGATGATTCTTGCATGGCAACAGCAAGCATTTCATCTCTCGGAATCGACAGTTGTTGTGATGCTCGGTTAATGGCATTGATAGCATCATTCGATGATTTTGTGATATCAGCCTGTGCTTTTTTCGTAGCCTGTACGGATGATCCATTTGTAGCGGCAGATGCGGCAGCGGCAACCGGGGTCTTGGCAAAGTCTTTGGCCGCATCACCCCCGAATTGTGAACCAATAAACCCCCCGGCAGCAGCACCTAGCCACCCACCGGCAGCACGACCGACAACAGCACCCAATGGGCCAGCAACCATACCACCAAGCACACCACCGGCAGCAGCACCTACCATTTTCCCGGCAACAGCACCACCAACACCACCGGCAACAGCACCCCCGGATTTGTAGTTTATTTCCTTTTCCTTTTGTGCACGTTCTTCGGCAGTGATTTCCCCGGCCCGGTACTGGCTTTCGATATCACGTTTTTCGTTAATGTGTTCTTCGGCTATGGTGTATGCCGTGTATGCACCACCGACAATAGCAGCCTTGCCGACCATACCAATACCGACCCTTGCCTTTGATGGGCCTTTCGGTTTAGTTCCACCACCAGTGTTAGGCGACTTACCACCACCAGCGCCGGGAATCATCCCGCCGAATCCACCCCCGGATGTTTTCGCTAATTCTTCCTGAATAAGTTTTCTGATTGCTTTCAGATCACCGGGGAAAAGACTTGTTGTTTCTGTTTTGAATTTCGTCTTTGATGCAAGCCAGTCTTCAGATTTTTGGTTTGCTTCTTGCAAGGCAATCATATCGCGCTGCGCTTCCATCATGGATGCCATTTGTGATAGTTGCTTGTCGATTGTATTGACGATTGCCGTTTGTTGGTTGGTTACGGCCTTGTTTTCTATGCGCTGTGCATTCCCGATTCTATCAGGAATATTTGCAATAGGATAGTCCCTAGTTTCCCGGGCGCTTTCGGTAGATGGTTTTGATCCATTCATCCAACGACCAACAGCACCTAATTTGGAATTAGGCAATATGATGTTGTGACCTTGTTTTTGTTGAGCGCGAGATTTCGCTGTACGAATAGATGCCATTGGAAACCTTTGAAAGACTTCCAATATTTAACGGCTACATGCTAGTTCTACTAGCCTTGTCTTTCGCTTCCTTTTTCATGATATTGATAATGTCGATATAGACCGGCATTTCAAAAGGCATCATGTTTTCCAATTCTGTAATAGTAAAATATTTTTCTTTCACCAATTGGGCAGCGGTACGGTAATATGTGAACAGGTCGCCGCTATCGACCACTAGACGAAAAAATCAAGAACGCCTTTAAGCTGTACAGAAATATCTTTACGGCAATGCTGACATTTTGCTTTTGCTAGTGTTGTGCAATACGGCTGTGTGTTGATGAAATCCTGAATCTTTTCGAAATCAGCACCATGCAATCCGTCGATATATTCAATCAATTCTTCTTTGGTGAATTCATCATAGACACCATCGGCATCATATACATTTACAATCGAATTGAATAGGGTCTGTTCGGTATCATCGGATGAAAGAACCTGACGCATGCATGCACCGGCCTCGTCATCAAAAGGAACCACCCAATAATTTTTACGGCGGGTGTATTTAGATTTTAGTGCATCAAGGTTGACCACCTCGATATTGTTCATGTCAATCCCGGTAGGATGCGTCACCGGACATTTGCCATCACCGCAATCATGGGTTACTTCGGCGTTCGCAATATTCGATACAGACGCCGCCATCAGTCTAGTAAAAAGGAATTCGAAATCGGCATCGCACAAAATGTCCCAATTCACATTAGAGCAATTTTCGATGACTTGTTTGACGGCACTTGTAATTTCTTTTGGATCATTACCTTGCGCCGCCATCATCAAAATCTTTTGCTCTTTAACCGTGTATGGTCTGTATGTCACATCAACATCGGCAACCGGCAACCGTAGTTCATATTCAGGTAGTTCACGCTTCGGTAATTTCATTATCAATCCTTAGAATTTTGGTGTAGGCTTTTTAATAGTCTGTGGTTTGCTTGTGAATATAGGGCTGTGCTGTACACGGTCAGAAAATGATCCTACCTTTTGGCCGAATCGATCAATGGCATTCAGGCTATCCGACAATCCACCAAGCGATCTTGTATTCAGTTTCAATTTCTTGAAATCAGACAAAAGCTGTTTGGCTTGCTTTACCTGTGATTTAGCGGTACGCACTTTCGTGTTAATATCATTGACTGTATGAACAACATCGCGGAATGTTTTCATGCCTTGTCGGATGGCACCAAACAACCCACCGGCAGTTGTTGTGTCATTTGTCATACCGGCCATCAGGTTATTCGCCTTTGGTGACACATTCAAGTTTTCCCATCTGTGGTATGCAATTTCGATAGGGATGGTCATTATCTGGTTTTTGTTTTCCCATGCCAATTGCGATGGGCCAATAGTAACCGGGAAACATTCGTAGAATCGGTAGACAGCAGCCGGTGCCGTTGAATTCCGATTGTACAGGCGCAATTCTATGTAAGGTGCGATAATGTCTTTGTAGTAAGGCACATTCCACCCATGTGTATCATCCATGATAGATGCTTGCCATGTATCGAAAATCTTTCGTGTGGCGCGGTCACCACCTTCGATAAATTCCAGTTGCAGTGTCGTGTACGTGTGACCTACCGGAATATTACGCATGGGGCCAGCGTAGCGCCGGTCTATCGTTTCTAGGTTCCGTGCTGGCATATCCGACATGTGCGCCCGGAACTTTAGTATTTCTTCGGCATTGGTGTACATGTACTCGCCGGTGCTATCACCCGTTGATTTCTTTGCAACTGTCGGCAGCATAATAACCACATCAAAGTAATTATTTTGTACGGCACCACCAAATTTGCCTAGGTGTGCACGGAAAGATTTTGCGTCGAATGCTGACATTATCGTGGCCCACCTACACGTTTGGCATAGTCACGGTTGACTTGTGCTGCTGTTTGTTTCTGGAATCGTGCGGTAGGCAAGAATAGCGCAGTTTGCCATTCGGTTACCGGCACATGGATGAATTGACTACGCACATGGCTTTTTAGATAGCAATGCACCAATGGTTCGAAAAATCTTGATGCAGCAAGCTGCTGCAATCTTTGCCATGACAACCTAAGCCGGGTCTGATCATTCATTTTTGTATCAGACAATAGCTTATAAAGGTTGTACATGATCACAGCTCGCGCTTCCATCGGTGCATAGTGCAAATTGATTGCCCAAAACCGATCACCACCATCGCGGAATGGAAATACTAATGGGAATGCATCCCACACGGTCAATGTGTCTTTGTGCTTCGCATCATAGATGTATGCATACATGTGACCAATTTTTACGATTGATCGACCGGATGATTCACCAAGGTAGCTTTTAAATTTGGTTGCGTTGATCGGGTTCTTGTAAGCCCTAGCAAAAGTCTTATACCATTTGATAGCATTGGATGTTCTTGACCCGAGCACACCGGCCCTTGCTGCTTCTTGCGCGGCATGGATAAATGGGTTCCTGTTTCTAGGATCGTGTGGTTGTGCTGTGGTGTCTCTGATCATCGGTTATTTATTACGGCTAGGATTGTTTCCAACATTGATCCCCAATCGTTTCAAGGCGGTTTCGCCCCATATCTGGAAAATCATGTTGTTTTTCTTACAGTATGCATCGGCG